TTCCCCAAACATCGGCTGTAAGGTATCTACCAGCTCGTCAAGGTGCTGACCGCTGCCGATCCAGTCTGCGACTGCTTCCTGCACATAGCGGCTGCTGGTGGACGTTATCCCGCTTGACAAGTCGGTAACATAATCATGTATCCATCGCACCACCTGGGTATTGACCAAATCCCACTCAATACCTACGCCCATTTCGAGCAGGTCTTCTAATGCAGCTTTGGCAGCGTCCAGGATCGTCCGCCTGAGTAGTGGGTAAAGCACGTTGAACAGTCTGACTTGTTCTTCAAACCAAAACGTAGGTCTGAGTTTTACCTCAGCAGGCGCAACGGTGAAGACCAGGTCAACTCCCATTTTTGCGCACCTCGGATGTGATCCGCTTCACCTGTCCGCTGAAATAATCCATCATGGCAAGCTCAATTTCTTTTTCGTGTTTGCGTCGCTGCCTGTCATCTGGAGGGTTAGCCTTCCCGTTCCCGCCCGGAATATACGCCGCGGTTTCAGTCATCTCCTGCTCGACTTCGACCGTCGGGCGCACCCCCGTTTTGGCAGGCACCTCGACCGTAGCCATGCCCCGCAGGTAGACCTCCCCTGCCACGCCCTTATCCGGCAAGCCAACCTCCAGGCAAAACTCATTGACTGTAATTAACCCAGCACTGGCAGCTGACGTCGCCCGCGTCCAGCGTTGATTACGCTCCTCCTGCAATGCACTTACCCGGCTGTAATCCCACTCCGGGGTAACATTGCCGCCATACTCTGGCACTAACTGATTTTCGATCACATCCTGGAAATTAGCGTACAGTGGCAGCAGACTGTCCTCCCACCATGCCCGGCGCGCTTCGCTATAATTGCTGTATGTCGCCCGGTCAAGCCCGATCTTGGCACCAATCAGAATAGGCGGCACGTCCAAGACCATGCAGATGCGCGCCTCATTGCGAGCGTCTAAAACGTCAAATCCCATTTCGCTGAAATCTAGTCCGATGCGCTGATATTCTGCGTCGGAGTCCAGTACCGCAGGCTCTAACCAGTGCTCATGACCGCCGTAACGCTCCCGCCATAATCGCCGGATGCGTACCACCTCTGCTTCCTGTAGCCGCTGCGTGGTTTTGAGTAACCCTGGCGGCGTGCCGCCCTTTTCGAAAAACAACTTGAGGTAGTCGGTCGCTGCGTTGTCCACATCGCCCACCCTGGCAGCCACTGCGACCGGTGGGTATCCGTGATAGAGATTTACAGGGTCAAACAGTTTAAAATCCAGCACGTCTTTTGTCTCCAGACGGATCGGGTCAAGCCCGGGCGGTTCGTACAGATAACCGCCAATCAGAGCGGTGGACGATACTATCGGGGTGATCCAGTCCGGGCGCAATGGCCATAACTGCACCACCCGCCCCGCCCGGCTGCGTACTTTTTCGTAAATCGCACGCCCGGCTAGTTTCTGGTACAGGATGACCGATGACCAAAAATCAAACTCGCTCATGTATGGGTTTGGCCTCTGAAGGATTGCCTTTAGCGGATGATTAGGCAGCTCTTCATCGCTCCTGGAATAAACCTTGAGCTCCACCTGGCTGGCGGTATTGGCGGTCTTGCTAACACAGGCGAAGATGATCTCGTTTTTCCGATAGCCCGCTTTGACCATTGTTTCAAAGTCAACTTCCGAGTAGGTCGGTTTGTCCTCCGTCCAGGTCTGTACCATAGTCGCCAGCGATTTCGACTGTCTACCCCTGAATACCTGCCAGGCTAAACTCATGCGCTCTGATAACGATAATTTCATACGTGAATGCCTCCCGCCCTCGATCCGGTCTGCATTGCATACCGCAAAAATGCCAGCGACATAACCCAATCATCATGTTTGCCGGACGGCGCAGAAAATGCCGGATGACCACTAGACAGCACCTCGATTTCATAAGACTGTAATTCGTCAAGTGCGTCTCGCGGCACTAAAAATTCCTCATGCTCTATCGCAGCTGCCAACCGCTGAATTAATGGTGGCTTGCTCGTGCTGGTTGTGTTATACCCCGGTCGCCCATCTGGACCGTTTAAGATATATACTCTGTCCCTCAACATCTCGATGTTGGGCTCACCAATGCTGTTACGCTCCGGCAGCGCACCCATAACATGCCAGCGATCCGCCATAGTTACCAGCCGTTCCCGCTGGTAGGTAAACTCGATACGGTTAAACCTGTCCCAATCCACCACGCGGTTACACTCAGTACAGCCAACAGTTAGCACAGTCCAATCTTGGGATAATGCCCAATCAACGCCCATGTAGATCGTATGCCCCTCATGATCGGCTGGGTCATCTGGCTGCTCGATAACTGCTGCCAGCTCTGATTTTTGGAAGTAACTCCCATCCTCCAAGAATTCGGCCATGATTTCCTGGCTGACTACCCGTTCCGGCAACATTGCAACCATTAGATCTATCTCATCCCTGGGTATCTTTGGGTTCGAATAGGTCGTGTACTTATATCGCTGCCAGCCTGGGGTATCAACCGCATGAGAGTAGAATTTGAAGAAACCGTTAAGTCCCTTTGGCGTGGAGTAAAAATCTACACTCCCGCGCAGGTCGACTAGCGTCGGAGCCACCACAAGGTTGAAGACATCCTCCAGGTTGGTGACCATCGCCGCCTCGTTGATTATCACATGGCGGTATTTACGCCCGCGTATCCTGTCTGGTTGGTCAAGTGACCAAAACTCAATGATCCCACCACCAACCAGGTCAAGCATCTCGTTATTCAGCCGGCGCGTAACCAGCGGTGCCAGGGTGTTATGCAGCATGCGGAAATTGTCTGACAGCATACGATAGGACGGTGCGAGCCAGGCAACTGGCATGCGCTCATGCAGTGCAAACCTTATCGTGCGATCTTGTGCCAGGTAGTCCTTGCCGAACCGCCTGCCAGCGCAAACGACGTTATACCGCTGCATACCACGCTTTATCGTCATCTGTGCCTGGTGTAACTCAGGCAGCTTGATCGAGACGGTTCTAGTCGGTGTTATCTGTGTCGCTGTTAGCATACTCGATTACCACCTTCAATGGTATTTCTCCGCCTTCGATCCGGTCTGGCACCTTGCCATAGGCAACTTCGATAAACGCCCGCTGTAATTGCGGGTTCTTGCTGGCTGCCCATGATCGCAGGATCATCTCCGCAACGGTTGCGGTATGCCCGTCGATTACGACCGGCTGCCCGCCCGACTTGGCTTTTTCGTCCGCTATGGCAAGGGCAAGTTCACGCAACGCGTCAAATGACTTTGGGCGTCCGTGTCTCCAAATACGCGGGTCACCCTTCTTGAAACGGGTATCAGGTGACGGGTTCGAGTTCGCCATACCTGCTACTTTCCACTATTTCAGGTATCCTACCTGTCATGTCCACCCAGCGTTGTATAGCCACTGCGCAATAGGCTGGACTGATTTCCACGGCGCGGCACTTGCGATTAAGACGCTCGCAGGCGATGAGAGTGGTACCGGAACCGAGGAAGGGGTCAAAAACGCTACCACTACTGCAATTCGCGATTAATAATGTTATCCAGTCAATTGGTTTGCTATGATTATGATCTGATTGAGAATGTAACATTGTAATCGACTGTTGATACACATCTGACAAATGCTTACCACGCGAATCAGGTATAAAGTGATAACTTCCACGCGTATTTTTTACATTACGCTCATCGCCAGAGTCGCCATAATGCCAACCATTACAATTGTATTTATTAATATCCCCAAACCATGCACATAATTTCATACGCCGCAGAGGTCGATTAGGCGTATACCAAGATGTGACGCAATCCCAAACAAATAACCAGGTTGGTGCTCCAAATAACAGCAAAATATTACCAATTGTCGCACCATCACAAAACGCTAGTGTATTTCCGTAATCTAGTACAGCATCTGGTATAGTTGATGTATCCCACTCAGGATCGTAAAATAATGTATCCGCCTTCTCCCCTCCCATCACCCGCTCGACCACCGCTTGATCCGTGCAATCACCACAAATTAGCCGGTGCTCGCCAAGCTGCCAGAGTTGCCCGCTTTCAACCCCCCACTTTTCACGCAGCTCCTCAGCCCTATCCATCTGTGCGCCAGGGTCTTCGGGCGCATCGCCCGCCCATAGGTCAATGTCCAATTCTTTCTTGTCAAACCCCCACTCCAGCAGGTCATCAAGGTCGAATTCATTTGCGAGTGTATCAAAATCCCACTCGCCCGCCGCGCCCTTGTGGAGAAATATCGTCAACTTT